GCCAACCGCGAAAAAAAAGTGAGCACGCAAACAAATGGCTAAGCCGTTCACGCTCGAGCATTTCCAGGAGTGGGCGTCGGGCCTGATCCTCGACTCCGGCGATCCGTGGAAAGTCCAACCGTTCCAGGCGGCGTTCATCGAAGACGTGTTTTCGGGCTTCCGCGAGTGCTGGCTAGTCGTGCCGGAGGGCAACGGCAAGTCGACGTTGGTTGCGGGACTAGCGCTGTATCACGCGGAGTTCACGCCGGACGCGTGGGTGCCGATCGCCGCGAGCTCGCGGGACCAGGCGCGGATCATGTATCGGCAGGCGAAGGGGTTTGTCAGTCGTTCGCCGATGCTGGCGGGCAGGTTTCGCTGCTTTGATGGCTATCGGAAGATCGATTTCGGCGGGACGGTCGGGTCGCAGTCTCGCACCGGGTTGCCGCAGGGCGGGTCGGCGTCGATCGAGGTGTTCGCGTCGGACGAGCGGACGGGGGATGGGATCATCCCGTCGATGTGCATCGTTGACGAGTTGCATCGTCATCGCAGTCTGGATCTGTATGAGACGTGGCGGGGCAAGTTGGGCAAGCGGGACGCCCAGATTTTGACGATTTCGACGGCTGGCGAGCCTGGTGCGCCGTTTGAGGAGATGCGGGAGAAGATTCGGCAGTCGGCGTCGGAGTTGACCCGGGAGGCGACATTCGTTAGGGCGGCGTCGGAGCAGTTGGTGTTGCATGAGTGGGCGGTGCCGGAGGGCGGCGACGTCGAGGACATGGAGCTTGTCGCGGCCGCCAACCCGTTCTCGGGGGTGACCGCGGAGACGCTGGCGGCTGACTTTGCGTCGCCGACGATGACGGAGGGGCACTGGCGGCGGTTTAAGTGCAATTTGCCGACCCGGTCGGAGTTTGCGGCGATCCAGGAGGGCGAGTGGTACGCGGCCCGGAGCGCCGAGACGATCCCGGCCGGGCAACCAGTCTGGGCTGGCCTCGATGTGGGCTGGAAGTGGGATACGACTGCGCTTGTCCCGTTGTGGTGGCGGGACGCGGAGTTCCGCCTGCTGGGGCCTGCCCGGATTCTTACGCCGCCGCGGGACGGTAAGTCGCTCGAGTCGTGGCGGGTGGAGCGTGCGCTGGTGGAGTTGCACGAGCGCAATCCGGTTGAGACGCTGGTGATGGACACGTCGCGGGCGGAGCAGCTGGCGCAGTGGATCGCGGACGAGCTCGGGGCGGATGTGGTTGATCGGGCGCAGACGAATGTGAAGGCCGTGGAGGACTACGACCGGTTCATGGAGGCTTTGCGGGAGGGCTGGCTGTGGCATAGCGGCGACCCGGGGTTGACGCGGCATGCGCTGAACGCGATCGCGCGGGTGTTGCCGCATGGGGACGCGAGGTTTGACCGGCCGTCGAAGTCGCAGAAGGGGCAGCCGCAGCAGGACATGCGGGTGTGGGACGCGCTGGCTGCGGCGTCGATGGTGCACTCGGTGGCGTTCGAGTGGCTCGGCGTTGGCGGCGGACTTGTTTTCGCGTAGGCGCCTCGTCCGGCTGTTGCAGGCTGACCCGGAGCCGGCGTTCGACGGGATCCTTGACGGCTGGCCGCTCCTGAATGGCCACTACCATTTGTTGAACGCGAAGCGGGTCGAGGCGGTGGACAGGACGTTCGACGTCGGCGAGGTGTGGCTGCCGCGCGAGCGGGTGCTGTTCGTCCAAAAGTTGTAGTATTCCTATTGCCGATGCACCCGGGGGCCGTCCTAGTGGCGGCCCTCTCGGGTTTGAGGGGGCGCTTACTGATGATCATCAGGCACGCCTCCGGGCGCGACGTCGAACACCGCGTCGCCGGCGACTGGCCGTCCACGTCTCTGACCTGGCCGACACCGCTCGGTCAGGGCTACCTCGCCCAATCCGGGCTGCTGGTCACGCCGGACATCGCGCAGGGCGTACCGGCGGTCGGATCGGTGATCCGGCAGGCAGCGGGGCTGCTCGCGTCGATGCCGTACAAGATTTTCGAGACGGGCACCGTTCAGGCGGTCGCGACGGGCTGGCAGGCCGACCTGTTCGCAAACTCGCCGTCTCCGGACGTCGACAGCTTCCAGTTTTTCTACGACGTGGCGCTGTCGCTCGAGGCGACCCAGAACGCGTTTATCCACAAGGTGTTCATCTCCAATCGGCGGCTGATCGCTCTAGTCGTGCTCGACCCGCAGCGGATGATCGCTCGGCGTACGCAGGACGGCGGCAAGGAGTACAAGTGGTACACCGAGGACGGCGTCCAGGTGACGATCCCGTCTACGGAGATCATCCACGTCCGCGGCTACACCCCGTCGCCCGGCGCGATGAACGGCGTGTCGCTGATACAGCTGCATCGCGACGCGATCGGCTCCGCGGTGGCGATGGAGAAGTTCGAGGGCGACTACTTCCGCAACAACGCGCAGGTGCCGTTCTTCTTCACCGGGGCGTCGAACCAGAATCAGGCGCGCGACACGGTCGAGTTGTGGAACGCGCAGCACTCCGGGGCAGGGAATCAGTGGAAACCAGGGGCACTCTGGGGGCAGATGGGGGTGACGTCGCTGCCGCTGTCGATGCAGGACGCGAATTTCATCGAGGCGAAGCGGGTGTCGATCGAGGACGCCTGCCGGATCTGGCACTGGCCGCACCATCTGCTTGAGCTGTCCGGGGAGCAGCCGATCCGTAACGAGCTGTGGTGGACGGAGATGTTCATCAAGTTCTACATGGTTGAGCGTTTGCGGCGGATCGAGAAGGCTTTTGACGCCGACCCGGATCTGTTCGCGGGCCAGCCCGTCTACGGGCGCTTCGTCACCGAGGAACTCGAGCGGGCGTCTGAGGAAGTCAGGGCGGCGACGTGGAAGAATATGATCCAGGGCGGCGTGATGACACCGAACGAGGCGCGCGCCAGAGAGGGTCTGCCGCCGCATCCGGGCGGGGACGAGCTCCAGTTCCCGCTGGTGGGTGGCGGGGCCGTAGGAGCGAGCCCAGAGCCTCCTAGCGGCACTCCTGACGCCTCCCCGGCGTCCCAGAACGGTCGAGCGGCTCATTTGCCCGCCGATCTCCTCACCCAGTAGGAGGAAACCTATGAGTACCGATCTGTCGGATTCGACACTCGACGCGCTCGACCGCTTTACCGGCTGGTGTGCGCCGCACGCCAAACAGCGGGTTATTCACGTACCGATCGACCAATGCGAGTGGCGCGACTCGGGCGACCCGGAGAAACCGAACGAGACGACGCTTCGCGGCCATGCGGCCGTGTTCAACAGTCTTTCGGACGACCTTGGCGGATTTCGCGAGCTGATCGCGCCCGGCTTCTTCCGCGCGTCGCTCAGAAAGCAGCCCGACGTGCGCCTGCTGTTCAACCACGACCCCAACTACGTCATGGGGCGCACCGCCTCGGGGACGCTCGAGCTGCGCGAGGACAACCGCGGTCTACACGTGTTCGCCCGCGTCGACAAGACGATCGGCTGGGTGAACGACTTGCGGACGTCGATGCAGCGCGGCGACGTCGACCAGATGAGTTTCGCGTTCACCGTCCGTGAGGGCGGCGACGATTGGGCGGTTACCGACGACGAATCCATTGTTCGGACGTTGCTACCGGACGGCGCCGAGCAGTTGTTCGACGTCAGCGTCGTCACGTATCCGGCCTACAAAGCCACTGAGGTTTCAATGCGTTCGGTACTCGAGGACGCAATCGCACGCGGTCGCCTGCCCGATCTGGCAGGGGCCGAGCCTGGCACCGCAACAGGCGTCGCCGAGGATGAGGGCGTCGTGTCGGGTGTCGAGGAACGCGCAGACGTGCCATCTATCGCACGTCTCGTCTCGATGTATGAGTGCGGACAGGACTTCCTGCAAGGGGAACTTCTGCCGGACGATGCGCCGGAACGCGGACTGATCACGGACGCCCTGGCCTTGATCGACCAGGCGATCGCGATCGAGGCCGTCGAGCCCGGTGACCCGGGCGTACCGGTCGATGACGAGATGGAGATGGACTCGGCACAGAACGCGCTCGCAGAACTCCGCTCGGACTCGAAGCAGACGCTGCGGGCCGAAAAGGAGTCCTACCTTCGACTACTCAAGGAGATCACCCGATGAGCAAGGTCACGAAGAACATCGAGGAGGCGCGTACCTACCTCGACGAGGCGCTCGAAGCCCTCGAGGAGCAAGAGACGCGCATTCAGGCGCTTCCGGACGACACACCGGACGAGGAGCGCGACTTCCATAAGACGCTGTTCGAGCAGCGCCGCGAAGATGTCGCCCGTGCGCGTGACACGCTCGAGCGGCTGATCGCGCTTAGGCAGGCACGCGAGACGGTGCCGGTGCCCGACGACGGCGACGACAGCGACGACGGCGACGATCCGGCGGAGAAGCGCGGCATCCCGGCCCGCTACCGCGGCTCGAGCAAGGAGCCGCTCACCTACCGGGCGGACAACCAGGCGGAGCGGTCGTTCTTCTACGACGTGTTCGCGGCCAGCCGGCTCGGCAACTCCGAGGCGCAGGCACGCCTCCAGCAGAACGAGCGGGAAGTGGCGTACGAAACACGGTCGATGTCGACCACCGTCACGGCCGGCGGTAACTTCATCCCGCCCCAGTACCTAGGCGAGATGTACGCCGCTCTGGCGAGGCCCGGCCGTCCGTACGCGGACTCGGTGCCGAACACGCCGCTGATGGCGACCGGCATGAACATCACGATCCCCCGCATCACTACGGGTTCGTTGGTGGCTGCTCAGACAACCCAGAACACGTCGCTCGGCACGCAGGACATCGTTGAGGCGCTGCTCACCGTCCCGGTGATCACGATCGGCGGCTACTCGGATCTGTCCGTCCAGTTGGCCGAGCGGGCCGAGCCGGGCTTCGACCAGATCCTGTTCGCCGATCTGCGTAACGACTACGATCGGGTGCTCGACGCCGCCATGCTGAACGGCGCCGGTTCGACCACCCACCTCGGCATCCGGGCGGTCTCGTCGATCCAGACGTCCACCTACACGTCTGCGACACCCGTAGCGTCCGGTCTGCTGCCGAAGCTCTATGACGCGATCCAGAAGATCGCGACGACTCGGTATATGCAGCCGGACACGCTCGTTCTGCATCCGCGCCGGTCGGCGTGGTTCGTGTCCAACCTCAGCTCGACGTTCCCCCTGTTCCAGGTCGGCGGTCTCTACCAGGCCGCAGGTCAGCAGGACGGCGGGTTCGTCAACTCGTTTGCGGGTCTGAACATCGTTTCGGACCCGAACGTCGGCACCGTCTACTCCGTCGGCGGTAACACGAACGAGGACGAGATCTACGTGACACGTAACGCTGACATGCACCTGTGGGAGGGCACGCCTCGCGTCGAGGTGTTCCGCGATGTCGGTTCGTCCACGGGCACGGTCAGGATCCGGCTGTACGCGTTCAGCGCGTTTGCGTCCGGCAGGTTCCCCGGTTCGATCTGCAAGATCGCCGGTTCAGGGCTCAGCGCGCCAACGTTCTAGGCGGCTGACTTACAGTAGGGGCGGGGGATGCCACCCGCCCCTACAGCATCGAAAGGAGGACATATGGCGAAGAAGTCGAATGAGGAGAACGCCGGGCTGATCGTGGCGCTACTCGAGGAGCTCCGCGGCGCCGAGATGCACGGCGACGAAGGCCAGATCGCGGACATCAAGGCGTCGCTAGCGCGGGTGGGGTATCAGGCGGAGAAGCCGTCGAAGCGGGCGGAGCAACGCCCCGCGTCGGCCGCGCAGGCTGAGACGCGGTAATGGGACTTCCCTATGCGCGCGTCGAGGTTGGCGAGCACGCCTACGACTGTCGCGTCTGGCTGATCCACGACGACCTCGGCGAGATCGAAGTGACGAACTTTTGTCAGGCCGTGCGGAAAGATCCGGGTAGCCCGAAGGTGACCATCGAACTCGTTGCCAACAATGGGCCGGATCTACTGGAGCGCGGTTTCCGGGTGGACGTAAACTCCGGCGCCAACGTATTAGTCGCGCGTTGACGTTCCACCTCGCACCGGGCGAGCGGTTCTACGCCGGCTACCACGAATGGGTGCTACACCCGGACGAGGCGAGCGTAGTGCTAGCTAGGGGTTATGCTCTCGTCGATGGGATCAGGTTCCGGGCCGAGCAGGTCTGCAGCGTCGGCGTCTACCCGCAGATCAAGATATTCGGGCTACCCGACGACCCGTCCGACCCGCAGTGCCGCGGTATCCACGAGGGGCTGATGCGGATGCGGATGGACATCGACCACGGGATCATCGACGAGTACGTGCCGGAGCCGACGAGGCTCAGGAGGGTGGCGTGATGACGAGACCACCTCCAGATGGCAGGTTCCCCTACCTAGACCCACAGGCGTACGAGAACTGGCCGACGCGGGAGCCGTCCGAGATGGAGGGCACGCGCATCCATCACACGGCGTGGCTAGCCGACTGCGTCACGGTTGGCAGGCACTGCACGATCGGCCCGAACGTCTCGATCGGCTGGGAGGGCTTCGGCTACGTATGGGAATGCGACTTCTGCACGCACGACACGCTATGCCCGCCGTGCACGGATCCCGGGCAGCGTTCGTGGAAACGCCGCGACCATCCGTTCGGTGTGGTGATCGGCGACCACGTGGAGATCGGGGCGGGCACCGTCATCGACCGTGGCCGCTACCGCGACACCGTCATCGGGTCGGGTACGAAGATCGACGCGAACGTGTTTATCGCCCACAACTGTCTGATCGGCGAGCACTGCCTGGTGATCGCGAACAGCCAGATCAGCGGCAGCTGCGAGATCGGCGACCGCTGCCATATCGGACCGGCGGCGATGCTGAGTGATCACGTCAAGGTCGGAAACGGGGCGCGCTGCGGGCTCGGCGCTGTCTGCGTTCGGGACGTACCGGCGGGCATGATCGTTGTCGGTAACCCGGCCAAGGTGCTGCGCTCAGTGGAGGAACACAACGCGGGCAGCGTTCTCGCTCAGCGCAACCACATGCCGGCCGATTTGCATCGCGACGGGGTCGGCTACACAGACGCCGACTATCGCTCCGCCACCGCGGGCTCGCACGGCGACATCGCCGACGGCAGCTGGGACAAGGTGACCGAGGGCTGGCCGGTGACGAAGCCCGGCTGGGGAGGCAAGCACGCGTGACGACGGCGATCGTCCCCGCGCTCGACCACGACTTCTCCATCACTAGGCTCGAACGGCTGCTATCCACCGACAACCCCGAGGTCGAGTGGCGCCACGATGTCGACTTCGACCCCGAATGCGCCCTCAAGATGGCGCAACTCGAACATCGGCTCGGTGTCCAGTCCACCTACTACGTGATGGGGCGCGGTGACTCTTACAACCCGTTCGGTGTCAAGACCAGCCAGTTGTTCAGGGAGATCATCGGGTACGGCCATACGCTCGGGATGCACGTCGACCTCGAGTGCGGCAGGGCGTCGCGCGTGTCTACAGAGGCGATGCGACTGGCGTGCGAGTGGGACTGGCTGCTGTTTCAGGAGGGCGGTCTGGATGTGACGCGCCGGGTGGCGTTCCACGCTCCGCCGCAGAGCGTCTACTGGCGCGACGTACCCGGTTTCGAGCACGCTCTCGGCTCCGAGTGGACAGATCGCTATGTGGCTGACTCGCGCGGCGTGTGGCGGGAGAGTCCGGAGAAAAAATTGGCGGCCGGCGGTCCGGTGCAGGTGAATTGCCACCCGGAATGGTGGTGGTGGACAGCCGACGTTGCGGCCCGCGCGCGGAATGTGGAGGCGGCGAAGCCGTGACCGACTTCGAGCAGGAGAGCCACAACCCGTGCAATGCCTGTTGTCCGTGCCCGCCGTGTCGTATCCGGTGGTGCAGGCGTACCGCCAGGCTCTACGCGGAGTTCATTCGATGCGAGATCGCGCTCGCCCGGCGATGACCGTCATTCAGGTGGGCGGCACATGGTGGGTTCTGTTCGGGAAGACGTGGTGGCGGCTCAGTGCGTGATGAGTTGCAACGCGTCGTAGATGCGTCGATCGCTGTTGATCGGGACACTAGTTGGGGAGATTACGGAGAGCCGCAACGAGAACTCCATAACGCACTGGTCGCGGCAGGCTTGATCGAGGAAGACGAGGTCGACGACGATGAATGATGCGCTCGTCGTGATGCACGCCCGCAACATCCCCGAGTGCCTCGACTCGATCCGCGAACTCGACATCCCGACGTTGTGGATGACCGGCTACACCGAGCGCGAGATCGCCGACTACGCCTTCCCGGCCGTGCTCGGCTACGACTACGACTGGCTGTGGGTAGTTTCCGACGACGTGATCGTCCGCCAGCCCGCCCTCGACGCAGTCCGCCGCGTTCGCAGCTACGGCCATCCGGTCGTGACCGGATACAGCCAGGGCTCGCACACCGATTGGGTCGTCAACCTGACCAGCGAGCCGTTGAAGCCGGGGCGGCTCGAGGAGGCATACACGTTCCGCCAGTACGCCGAGTGCGTCAGCTACCCGGAGCCGGTGATCCCAACATGGTTCACGGGGATGAGTCTGACCGGCATGAGCCGCGACCTGTGGCTCAAGCATCCGTTCGAGTGCTTCGGTACACCCGGGTACGCGTCGGACTTCTGGACATCGACGAGACTGCAGCAGAACGCGGTGCCGATCGTTGCCGCTCGGGAAGGGTTCTGCTATCACTGGCGGCACGCTAGGGTTTTCGGGGCTGATGAGCGGGATGCGAAGCCGTGCGGGCTCGAGCAGGGCGTGACGCTGACGTGAGGCCGCCGCCGCCCGCCAAACCGGCGGTGCCGTCATACGAGGACGGATGGCCTCACTCGGGCGTCAAACGCAACCCGCTCGCGTCGATGCGGCTATGTCGACACAAGTGGAAGAAGCACAACGGACGCGGTTACTGCTGCTCGGAGCGTCGCCTCTACTGCGAGCGATGCTCGAAGCCGGGAGAGTTGTGGTGACCGACGTGCTCGCGATCGTCTGGTCGCCTCGGCGGATCGAGGAGTCGCTCGCGTCCCACGAGGCGCTCGGGTTCGAAACCGCGTTCATCGTCGGCTACACCGAGCATGAAGGCTGCGAACGCGCTAACTGGATCGTCAAGAACCACCCCGCCGACATCTACCTGCTCTCCTACGACGACCAGGTCGTCACCCGCGCGCAGGCCGACGAGGTACTCGAACTCCAGGCGGAGACGGGAGACGTCGTATCCGGCTGGCAGCAGCTCGGCCTGAACGTTCCCTACGGCTCGGCGGTCCGGCCGACGTTCAGCTTCGACCGCACACACCTACTCGCCGACGAGTGTTACTACCGCGTCGACGAGCTCGAGGCGTGGCCCGACCGATTGGTGCCAACCCTGTTCTTTCCCTACTCGCTCACCGCCGTACCCCGGCAACTTCTGCTCGACTGCCCGATCTGGGCGATGCCGTCCCGGGTGCTCGGGAACGGGCCGTGGTTCTGGTCGAAGGACGGCAACCCCTACGACAAGGGCGAACTCTCCGACTGGACGCTCTGCCATGATCTGCACCAGGCGGGGCATAGGATGTGGACGGCCAGGGACGCACACGTGACGCACTTGTCGAACGAGCACAACATCCCGCAGTATCGGTTCTGTAACGACATCGACGAGCCGGGCATCTACTGGAACCGACGGCCGCGATGATCGACAGCCCTAGCCCGAGCCAACCCTATGACCCGGCCGCGTGGTGGGCCGGTGTCGGCGGCTGGTACGAAGG